GCCTTCCGCTGATGACCTGGTACGCCAGCGCCGGCAGCGTCGCCTCCTGCGGGATCTGCATCGGGTAGATCCGCGTCCCCACCAGCCCCGACACCGTCCCGTCCGCCTGGAGGTGTGCGACGATTCCCGTCTCGATGCTCACGGCTCGACCGCCTGCCTCAATCGCTTAGCCACCGCGCCCGTCGCCCAGTCCTTTTCCTCGTCGAACGCCGGCCTCAGGAACGGATCCGCCGCCATCCCCGTGTGCTGCACCTGTGCCGTGATGATCAGCCCCTCGTCCCCCTCGAACACCAGCGGCGACCCTGTGATCTCGTGCGCTGCCGCGCCCGTCTCCTTAAAGCGCCAGTACCACTTTTCATCAGGCGGGCCCACATCCACCGTCACTCTGCCCTTGCCCCGCTCCACCACCTCCACGTCGATCAGCGGCGCGGGCGCGCGCGGGTTCGCCCCGTTCGCGATCACCGTTGCCCCGGCCACCGCCGCCGCCTCCAGCGCCTGGTTCACGTCCACCCCCAGCCGCTCCAGCCTGGCCAGCAGCCGCTCGCCTCCCTTGATCGTCACGTTCGCGCCCTTAGCCATTTCCTCTCTCTTTTAGCGATCTCACAGCACCTCCCGGCACATCAACTGCATTTCCCGGCCCCGCATCTCTACCTCGATCACCGACACGACGTCGTACGTGTGGCTCCCCACCACGACGCGCATCTCCGGCGCCACGCCCTCCCGGTAACGGATCACGATCCGCGTCGTCACCTCCGCCCCCTCGCGCATCGCCTCCAGGAACTCGCGCCCGCGCAGTGGTTCCACAGCGCCCCACACCGTCGCCACCTTTTCCCACGTCGGCTCTTCCTCGCCGTAATCGTTCTGGCTCACCGGCGTGTCCTTTTGCTGGATCGTCACCCGCTGCCGCAGCCGTCCTGCTCGCATCTCAGAACTCCAGCACCCGGTACGGCCACAGCAGCGACCGCGCCCCCATCGGCACGTATTGGATGTTCCCCGTCGCCACCGTGTCCTCCCGGTTCTCGTACAGGTGCCCGATCAGCAGCAGCATCGCCTGTCGGATCGACGCCGGTACGCTGCTCGCCGTCGCCCCGTATCCCGCCGCGAACGTCACCGCGATCGGGCTCGTCGGGTACAGGCTCCCGCTGGGCCAGCTCTCGCCGTGCGCCAGCACAATCTCCCCCGGCGTCTTGTCCGTGTCCACAATGTACGAGCTGCTCGAGAACGTGCTCTCGTCCCCGTCCTGGTCCTTGTACGTGATGCTCGCCACGCTCTGCAGCGGCGGCAGGGGCACCCGGATCGTGTCTCCTTTGGGCCATTCCGCCATCGACAGCCGCCAGGTCTGCGTGATCAGCGCCCGGCGGGTGAACGTTTCCGCCCACTCCCGCGCCGCCTTGACCAGCGCCAGGATCAGCGTGTCGTCGTCCTGGTGGTCCACCCGCAGGTGCAGCCGCGCCCGGTCGATCTCGATCGGCTCGCCGTCCGGCGCCGTTACCAGTGTCAGGCTCCTGCCCATCGCCGTCACCTCACTCGCCCCACCACACCGTCACTGTGCAGATCGTCCCGCTGATCGTCTCGCCCACGGTGGCTTCCAGGTATCCGCTCACCGGCAGCCGGTCATACGCCGACAGCCCGCTGCCGTCGCTCCCCGTTTGCTCCACCGCCGGATAGTACCACGTGTCGGTATAGTAATCGGTGAGCTGCAGCACGGTCAGCGCCGGGCTGCTCAGCGTCAGCGTCAGGTCTGTCGTGTCCGAGATCGTGGCCGCATAGTCCAGGTGCACGCCCCACACGTGACCCCGGATCGGGTTGCCCGTGCTCCCCGAAGCGCTCACCGCGCCCCCGGTCCCTGTACCGCTCAGCGTGATCGTCTCCTCGTGCAGCGCTCCGTACTGCGCCTGTGACGACACGCCCGGCACGATCACCTCAACCTGCCGCTGTTCCCGCAGCGAGATCCCCGCGCTCACCAGCGCTGCCGCCAGGCACACCACCACCGCCAGCGTCAGGACCGTCCCCTGCCATCGTTTCATCGCCCGCTCCTCTACACCACCCTCACCCGTTGGAGGGTGAGGGTCATTGTCCCACGACCAACCAGTTTACGGCAGCGGCAGTCGCACCCGCCGACCAATCATCCTGCCATAATTTGATTACCACCACGTTTGCTGCCACCTCGACCGTGCAGGCTACCGGATCTCCTGCGTCCGTGTCCGGATCCTCGGCGAGGGTGCACATCGCCCACGTTACAGTCGTAAGACCGTGCGCTGCCGTAATCGTGTCCGTCACCCCCGTCTCTGCACCAAAAACCAGTTGGTAACCGCTGGCTGCGTACCCGAGTGGGTACAGATCGTCTGCGCCATAGTTGATCGTGCTGGCCACGTCCAGCGCACCCGCGTTGCTCAGCGAGGCCACGTCCGTCCCATCGCTCTGCTCCCACACTTGCAGCGCGCTGGTCTGCGTGCCGTTCCCCTGCACCAGCACCTGGATCTCGTCCGCCGCGCCGTCGACGATCACATTGTCCGTCATCGTGATCCCGCCAGTGCCGCTCGAGATATTGCCATCCACGTCCAGCGCGCCGTTCAGCGTCACCGCCCCGTCGACGTCCATCGTCCCGGTGATGTCGATATTGTCCGTGATCGTGATCGCGCCGGTGCCGCTGGAGATATTGCCGTCCACATCCAGCGTGCTGTTCAGCGTCGTCGCGCCATCCACGTTCAGCGTACTGTCCAGGTCCAGCGCTGCGTCGAATCCCGTCGTCGCTCCGCTCTGGATGTCCAGTGTTCCGCCGCTCTGGACCTCGATCTCGCCGCCATCGGCCACCACGTACTTGGCGCATCCCTGCTCCGTGTACACCAGGCACCCGTACGTCTGCGCCGCCACCGTGGCCACTGGCGTCGGCGCGGCCTCTGGCGGTCGCGGCGCCAGCCACGATGCTCCCGCCGCCACCATCGCCAGCACTGCCACCACCAGCGCCACGATCGTCAGTGCTCGTTGTCCTCTCGTGCTCATATCGTCCTCCATCCTCCCCCAAGGCGTCTTGCCGCCGGGGAGGGGTATGGAGGGGGCGGTCGGCCCCCTCCTGCTGTCCAATCGCGGTGATGTCACCGCCCAGGACCTATCCAGCCTTCTGGAACTGGTTGTCGCTTGGCAGCAGCGTGCTGTCCTGCGACACCGGCGCCTTCTTCGGCCCGCACAGGTAGTACATGATGTCGCCGTACGAGCCGTTGGTCACGCCGCTCACCACCACGCTCAGAAAATGGTGATCCTCCGACAGCGCGTCGACGTTGATGAAAAGCACGATCACCTGGTCGTCGTCTGTCCCGAGGCACGCCTTTTTGCAGTTCGTGGTATCCAGCTCGTCCAGCGTCCCATTTGCCGCGTCCGCTTCCTTCACCTCGAATGTCGGCGTGTCGCTGCCGTCCACCGCGCCCAGGTGGATCACGATATTCACGTACTGGTACCCGCTCACGTCCACGTACGATCCGCTTGCCGGGTAATTGCCAGCGCTCAGCGCGTCCTCCGGGCTGGCCTGCCCGGCCATCACCTTCACGTTCTTTACAAAGTTCATTTCAAAACCTCCATTGTCCTCTCCGCTAGGGTGAGGGCTCTAGGTCAACGTCACCCGCACGAACGCCTCTTCCAGCACCGGCATCCCATCGCTCTCCAACCGCCCGATGAATCCTACCTGGTTGGTGGCCGCGTACAGCTCGTTCAGCCGCTGCATCTCCATCATCAGCGCGTCGGCGATCCAGTACCACGAAAAATCGCCCAGGATCCCCACGTACAGCCCTGTGGTGAACGTGTTCGGCGCGTACTCGCTCATAAAGACCGGAATATTCAGGATCCGGTCCGGCTCGCCTACGCGCACGCTCTCCCGCCACAGGTATTGCCCCTCGCCGTCCTTCAGCTTGGCGATCATCTTGACGCCGTCCCGGTGGAACAGCCACCGCGCCCGCGGCCAGTACTGCTGCTTCAGCGTATACTTGGCCTCGATCAGCCCGTCGAACCGGATTTCGGTGTCGGTGTTGCCCGTGCTCACGTCCCGGCCAGTGCTGATCCCGTCGTCGCTCGCCGTAAAGACCCCCAGAGGCTCTCCCGCCCCATCGCCGTTCAGATAAGCGTTCTCTGAGGTCACCGCGAATTTGTAGCCCAGCCGTCCGATCACCAGGTCCTCGACGCTCGGCACCGCTCGCAGCAGCTTCCGGCTCACCTTGATGTACTTGGCCAGCGGGTGAGGGTGCAGCTCGCGCCGCCCGAAGGACATGGTGCTGTCCTCGGTCCCGATCGCCAGTTCGCTGGTCCACGTCGGGTCTGCCGGGTCATTGTCCAGGCTCGGCGCCCCCAGGCTCTCTGCGTTGGCCACGGCATAGATCGTCGCCCATTGGCGGAGGTACACCGCGTTATCCACCGCCTGGATCAGGCGGTCTACAAACTGCATCGGTGGCCTCAGGTACCCGCCGCTGGCGTCCAGGTCGGCTTGCAGTGCTCGCAACTCGCCCTCTTCGCCCGTCCGCGCCCACTGTCGCCACGCCCGCACGTACTCTGGCGCAGCAGTGCGCATCGCCCGCGCCCACTCGCGGTTCTCCAGCCATGCCGGATCCTGCTCGTTGATCTGCTGCATCCCCCGGCTCCGGAACTCGATGGCCGGAGGTGTGTCGTTTCGCTCATCTCCCGGCTCGCCGTCCGGATCTGGCCGTGTGGCTGCGCCCATCGTCGCCTGCAGGTTGCGTTCCACCGTCATCAGCCGTTCCTCGCGCTGGATCCGCTCCGTCAGCTGCCCGATCTCGTCCATCAACGAGTCGTACTGGCCCTGTTCCTCCGCTGTCAGGTCGCGGTCCTCGCCCGCGGCGCCGTCCAGCAACCCCCGCGCCTGCGCCACCAGCCGGGCGCGTCGCTCCAACATCTGCCTCAAATTCATCGCTCTACCCTCCTGTGTAGAGACGCGACGGCAATGTCCTATACCGCCCGCGTCCCCGTCATCTCAAACGTTATTCGTACTCCATCAGATCGACCCGCCGCCGCTCGAGCGCCAGCCGCGCCCGCGCGCTGTCCGCCTCGTCCTCGGCGCCCGCGTCCGGGGGCTCCTGCCCCTCGTCCTCGGGTGGATCGCCCTGCACCTCGCCCAATCTGGCTCTTACCTGCGCGCTCGTCTGCGGGTATGCTGGGAACGTCACCGGCGACACGTCGTACAGCCGCACCTCGATCAGCTCCCGTCGCCAGGTCGAGCTCCCTTCCTGCTCGCTCCACGCATCCCGCACCGTCTCGAACCGGAAAGACGATTGGTCCACGTCTCCTCGCCGGATCGACGCGATGGCGTCGCGCGCCCACTGCGTGTCCGGCGGGTGGGCCCGGTACCGCAGCCCTCGCTCGTCTTCCTCCAGCTCTAACGTCCCCGAACGTGTCCTCCCCAGCACCATCGACGGGTCGTGCTGCCACAGCGCACGCACGTCCGCCCCGTCCGCCAGCGTCGCCCGGAACGCCCCGTTCCGGACCAATTCGACGAACCCTCCCAGGTCCTCGCTCCAAGCGTTAAACACCGCGCCGTATCCCTCGATTACTGGACCATCCTCGCCATCGATTACCCGCAGCTCGCTGCCGGCAACCGTCCGCACCTCTCGATCGTCTCTCATTCCTGGCATCGTCCGCTCCTTTACCCTGCCGCAATCATGCAGTCGCAACCGTCGTGCGCAGGCGGGTGCCCGACGTTCGTCCTCGAGGTCAACGGCACGTCTGCGTCGTCCGGCTTGAACTCCTGTCCCGCCGGGATGAACCACTCGTTCGCGCTCACCACGTGCCCATCCAGCGCCCGGCAGTACGGGCAGCTGTCGCTGATCGCCACCCACCGCCGTGTCCTCCGTCCCCCGAACGCAAATACCGCCGCCGCCACCGCGTTTCCGAACCGCACCGCCTCCCAGCGCGCCGTCTCTTCGGCCCGCGCCTCTGGCCACGTCTCCATCGCTGCCGTGATCGCCTCGTACGGGTCCTCTCCCGCCTCCAGCGCCCGTTCGGCGATCTCGCGGATCCGTGCCTCGCTCACCGCGCTGTGCCGCGCCGCAAAATCGCGCACGTACCGCTCGATCCACCGCTCCAGCTCCGGCGTCAGCCCCGCCTCCGCCTCGCCGATCTCTCCCTGCGCCTCCGGCGCCACCGCCTCGCCGTAACTCGTCGCCACCGGCGAGAACTGCCGCTCCACGAACTCGCGGTGCTCCCCGTAAAATTCGCCCAGCCACAGCACGAACGATCCGTAATCGCGCTGGCCAAAATACCGCCGCGCCGCGTTCCCCACGTCGTTCGCCTCTCGTCTCAGTACCCGCGCCGCCACGTCCCTGTACACCCGTCGGTACGCCCCCTGCAGCCGGTGCCGCGCCTGCACCGACCGCCGCGCCCGCTCGTCCATCCGCTCGATATACCGCTCGCCCTCTGGGTGAGAACCGTGCTCGTGTTCGTGTTCCCCTCTCGCCAGAGAGCGCGCTTCGTCCTCCGTCGACACGTCGTACATCGCCAGCGAGTCCGCCGGCACCATGTTCAGCGGCACCAGGTATACATCTCCCCCCTCGATCGGGTTCATATTCTCCAGCCGCCGGATGTCGTTTGCGCTCAGCCAGCCGTTCT